TTGTATTGTATGCAAATGGAAGTTTAATTCAAGCGGATACATCGGGAAGTGTTCCTGTTTGTGATTCTTATGATTTGGGTCTTGGGCCTTATGGAGCAGGGCTTGCAGCAAAAAGAACAAAACAAACAATTCTTTTCCCTACACGACTATCAAACACCGAATTAGCAGCACTAACAACAATATAATCACCAATAGTTATAACAATAAGAGTAAATCTTTACATAAGAAATGTAATAAGATAAGAAAATTAAAAAAACTATACAGATAATATAATAAACAATAATAATGAGTAAGATTTTCAGAAAATATCAGTTTGGTAGCAAAGGAGCCTGTACTACAAAAATCAACGCTTTAGGCGTAGATGAGGAAGGCAACCCTACTCACTCTCACGCAATCGTACACTTAGGCAACCTTGTTGTTACACCCGCAGTTTACGATGAGGAAGGAAACGAGGTAACACCACCCGTTATGACTTCGACTTACCACATAGACGTATTATGGGATGGAGAACCCGATGCAAGCTGGGATAATCAGTTGGTTTGGTGTCCACCGATGGGCGTTCACGTTTTTGGCTCAAGTAGCGCAATAGCAGAATGGGTAGAGAAGTGCAAGGAGTTGCACCCGGAATACTTTCCAGAACCCGATCCCGACATTATCGAGTAATTAGAACAAGACCACAAGGCAAGACAGTAAATTAGCAACAAATTAAAATAACAGACAATGGCATTAGTTAATGGAGATGTAATTCTTGTTGAGTCAGATTCCAACACCTACGTTGGAACGACTTCTACTTCTTTAGAGGTGGCAGCCGATATGATCGACAAGACTACTAAAGATTCAAGCGCGTACAAAGAGTTTACTCGCGGAGAGCGTTCACTCACTATCAGCATCGAAGGTTTGCACAACGTAGACGAAACCACTCAATCAGGAGAGGTAGCATTCGACGACCTTGTTGCAGGTACAGAGGTAACTTACAAGTGGGGGCAATTCGCAACGACTGGAGATCGCTACATCACGGGTTCGGCATTAGTGGAGTCGGTAAGCATCGACGCGCCTAAGAACGAAATGACTACCTACTCGGTAACACTTCGCTCAACGGGTAGCTTCAGTTGGCAGGAGGTTTAATGCGCACAAAGATTTATACAATTAAGGTGGATGGATCAACTGTTCACCTTTTTTGGGATAACGCAAGTGCATTGGACTTCGCTACGGCACTCGGCATCGAGGATGTAAACGAGGTGCAGACCAAAATGGTGGAGGTTCTTTCAGAACTCAATCCAGGCGAAGATGGTGCAATCAAGATATCCAGCATCGACGCGATGGCCAAGATGATATACGTAGCTATTCAAACCGGGCACGAGCACAAAGAAGAACCATTATCGGTGAATCTTCGCTGGGTTCGTAACACGATGTTAGGACAAGATGCTACGACGCTCATAGAGGCCTTTGCAGGTGTTATTGCTCAATATATGCCAGAAGTGGATGAGGGCAAAAAAAAAGCGACGCAGAAGGCAGGAAAATAACCTTTGCAGACCTGCGGAGAATGTGGTGCGTGAATCTGCACTTGGAGGAGGAAAGTTTCTGGAGGGCGACGATGAGGCAAGCGATATGGAAGTTAGATGGATATCGCATAGCAAGGGATAAAGAGTGGGAGCAGACGCGGTTCATTGGAGCGATCTTAATCAACGCGAACAGTAAGCGCAAGGTTAATCCAAAGGACTTGATACCGTTAAGCATCGACCAGGACAACAGAAGGACAATTACCGAAGAAGAAAAAGAGTTAATTCGTAAAAATTGGATGAAAAATGGCAGAGCAGGTAGGCGCGATACAAGCAATAATTAGTGCAGACATTGAGGGCTTCCGTAAGTCCATTAAAACTGCTTCCAAATCATTAGAGGACTTCGGTAAGAGAGCGGACAAGATAGGCCGCGAGATGAGCTTAAAACTAACCACTCCGATATTAGGGTTAGGTACTGCGGCGGTAATGAGCGCAGGTAAATTCGAGAAGCTTAGAACATCACTTAACGTATTAACGGGAAGCGCAGAGGAAGGCTCAAAGGCCTTCGAGCGTTTGGTAAAATTCAGCGCAGGTACTCCATTCCAGTTGGATGAGTTGGTAAAGGCCAACAATACCTTGCTCGGATTCGGGATGAGTTCGGATTCCGCATACAAGGCATTAAAGAACATCGGAGATATCGCTGCGGTATCAGGAGGGGATTTACAAGGTATTTCGGTAGCGTTTGGTCAGGTAGCTGCTTCAGGGCGGTTAATGGGCCAGGACCTACTCCAGTTGATCAACAACGGAGTACCGATTATTGATATGTTAGCTTCCTCAATGGGCGTTGCTACTTCGGAGGTGAAAGGATTGGTATCAGAGGGTGCAGTTACCTTCCCGGTATTGATTAAGGCCTTCGAGGATGCTACAAGTGCGGGAGGACAATTCGCAGGAGGTATGGAGTTGCAGAGCAAGACCATCTTCGGGTTATTCAGCACTTTGAGAGATAACATGAATATCGCATTGGCCGAGATCGGTAATAGTATTTCCGAGAACTTAAACTTTGCTCAAGTAGTTGGAGATTTAACGGCTTACGTTCAGCGACTTACTGCATCATTCAAACAACTAACACCCGAAGCGCAGAAGAAGCTGATTCTCATAGCAGGTATTGCGGCAGCCATTGGTCCGATGCTTGTTGTGGTAGGACAGTTGAGCATTGCGCTGGGAGGTTTAGCATCAGCATTCGCATTCTTGACTGGGCCTATTGGATTAGTAGTTGTAGCGATTGCTGGAGTTACTGCGGCCTTTGTTTACTTAGTTGATAATTGGGAAGCAGTCAAGGAGCGGTTAGGCGACATGGGATGGTGGCGTAATGCGTTGATTGACATGGTGCAGTTTATTATTGACTTTAATCCATTCAGCGTATTAATTGAGGCTTATAACAAATTGGCCAATTTAATGGGTGGAAACCCGATCACTAATCCATTCACCGAAATGAGTGAGGGGTTAGAAGGATTGAAGGTAGAAACCAAAGAATACGAGCACGAGTTCGGCACTTTTGCGGAGGCGGTAAAGAACGGAGCAATGAGTGCGGCAGAGGCACTTGGTTTGCTTCAGAAAAAAACGGGAGAACTAAGCACTCCAGATACAACAGTAGATGGAACTACAACCACTCCAGCTGGAGGAGGCGGTGGAGCAGGACAGCCCGTTACAAGTATTCCATCTATTGCAGATGAGGTTATTAATCAGATGGATGAGATAGAGCGCGCAATGGAAACCTTACCAACCGTTGTGGAAACCATTCAAGAGTCCGTTAAGATAGGAGCAGAATCTGCTATTGGTGCTATTGGAAGTATCATTGGAGCGATGCGAGGGTTAGCTGGAGATAGCAAAGCATTGGCCTTATTTGAGATAGCAGCAAACACGGCACGAGGTATTGCATCAGCAGTTGCAGCTGGAGCAGGTATTCCGTTTCCAGGTAACTTAGCAGCCATTGCAACGGGTATTACATCGGTATTGGGTGGAATCGCTCAAGCGAAATCTGCTTTATCAAGCGCACCAGCCTTCGCACAAGGGGGTATGGTAACCGGGCCAACACTTGCAATGGTAGGAGATAACGCATCAGGAAAGGAAGCGATCATTCCATTCGAGAAGATGGGCGCATTCATGAATATGATGGGAGGCTCAAACGTAAACGTTAATATCACGGGTGAGTTCGATGGAGATGCACTTCGCTTGGTATTGGACAAAAGCAGTAAAGACCTTAACAACTTGAGATAATGGGTGCAGTATTAGCACGGGCGCAATTTACTTCCGAACTCGGCCGCGAGTGGGAGGTGGAGATTTACGACTTAGACGAAACCGGTACGCCAACAATCTTAGACTTCGAGGTAGCTGCACCCGGATTCACCATACAATACGAAAGTCCCAACGACGACCTATTAGAACCGATTAAGGCCAGCAAGTGTAGTGCGGAGATGATTATCAATCCAGGCGATACGGGATTGGAAACCTTAATCACCGACATTGCACAAGCCGACGATGGAAGGTACTTTTTAATCGTTTCAGAAGATACAACTGGAAGTTACGTACCGTATTGGTGGGGGCCGATATTAACCGATATGGTGAAAGAACCAAATGCCTACCCAACCCTTATAAATTTAGTAGCTACGGATGCTTTAGGGCGACTTAAAGAGATTGAGTACGTAGATGGTGCAGGTGATCTACCAAAGGGCTTAAAACGCTTCACAGAGATTATTGCCGAGATAATGGAGTTGAGCGGTAACGGAACGGATGTGGTGAATAAGGACTACTTG